ATGATCTTTGATGCACATTCATTTGAGTCGACGCAATTGATATCCCATTGTTTGCAATACAGCATTGAACAGGTCATCGATCTATTCAAGAAAGAGGGCGAAATTAATATCTTGTTATTGGATGCTGTGATTAAGGTGAATGACGCTTTTTTTTCCGAACCGAAACCTAAACACCGGGACGATGTAGATCCGCGTAAAAAGAGTAGTTGGTTTGATGTATTTCAGCTTCTCGCATCCAATGGCCACCAAAATGAAAGCATCATGCAAATGAGCTACGGTTCATTCCGACATTACCTTAAAGCAGCTCAAAAAGCTGAGCGTATTAAGATGCGTAATTTAGCGATTGCAACCCGTGCCCAGAATGCCATTAATAAAAAGTTCAATGAATTCATTAAGAGTCTTGAGAAAGAACAATAATTTTCACATTGTGATGTGAATTTGAGCACGTTATTATCTCCAAATGCTTTATAAACTTGGATAAATAATGAAAAAATTATTAATTACAGCTGCCTTGATGTCTGTTTTTACATTAGCAAATGCAAATTTAGCAGGGGCTAGCATTAACGGTAAGCAAGTCCGCAAAGGTCAAAGTTATGGTGAAGTCGTTGCAGCTGCAGGCCAGCCAGTATCTCATTATGACTACGTTAAAAACGTGGGCGGTAAAGACGTTTCAGTGCGTGAATTAAGCTATGTAGATGGTAGTAAAACTTTCACTGTTGTAATTGAAGATGGCAAAGTGACTACGATTCGTAGTGGGCGTTGAGGGGAATACTGAAATGGCAACTAAAGTGGCCCAACAAATGATGTTTTGTAAGTCGTGTGGAAAGCAGACGCTGCATCAAAAAAATATCAAAGAAATGAGTTGGTTGATGCATCTAGTTTTAACAATCTTTACCGGAGGGATTTGGTTAATTATTTGGGTTTTAATGTTTCTATGGCATATGGTTGCCAAACCAGCTTCAGCAGTAGCAAATCGTTGGGTTTGTTCTCAATGTGGTAAGTGATCAAGAGCACCTTAGGGTGCTTTTTACTCTTTCGTCCAATTTTTTGCAAAGCAATTAATAATTTATCACTTTCAACCGGGAGGTTTTTGATAATTTAATGTGATATCCAAAGTTCATTACGTAAGATAGGTTACTGTTATAATAAATTGACTTATGCCATGTTTGGTGAGTATGATGCTTTCATCAACAACCCTTTTATCTTTTGATAACAGGGTGTTTTTGTCTAAGGAGGCTTTATGAAAATGAATATACTTAGAGTGTGTTCTTCCCATCAAGTTGCTTTGGAATGCTGTAACCACACTCAAGAAAGTAGAAAAATTATGAAAATTTATCAATGTTATTAAATTGAACAACTTAGTTTAACTAAGCTTTGGTTTATTAATTTTTAGATATATGAGGTGGGCTATGATAAATAAATATAAAGCAATGGACGTTGCCAACTATATTATTTGGTATGCAAATACGCATTTAGGTAATAAAAGCTTAACTCCAATAAAGTTACAAAAAATTCTATACTATGTGCAAGCTACATATTTAGCAAAAAATGGTATTCCATTATTCGAAGATGCTATTCAAAAGTGGCAATATGGACCTGTTGTTCCGTCTGTTTATTATGAATTTAAAGATTATGGTATAAGCCATATTGATAAAACCAGAAGTACTTTTATTCATAAGTTAGACGGAAATACTTTTGGTTTTGAGTTTGTTGATTTTGATGCAAATAGTATCCTTGTAAATAAAGAGATTTCTCAGCACATAGAAAGTATCGTGGATAGGTTGATTAATGAAAGACCATTTGATTTAGTAAATAGAACACATGCAGAAGAGCTTTGGTTAAAAGATCAAGAAAAGATTCTTTCAGGAATTCGCGATATTGAATATTCAAATTTTGAAATAACTGAATATTTTAGAAAAAACCCATTTTGTTAGTGTTAGAGATAGATGCATCAGCAATCTGCAAATGAAGTCAAAATCATTACACAATTGATAATTTCTGAATTATTAAGACAATTTAATAATTCAGAGGATAGTCTAAGCTCAATTAACACAGTTTCAGATTTATTTATTCAAGCTGTGTTAATTCGTGACTTATTTAAGGAAAATAAGTTTTTTACCCGTGAAATAAAAATAATTAGTGAAGATGATGCAGTAAGAGTATTAGATGAAATTAAAATCGGTAATTCTCAGGGCATAAAAGAATTTACGAATTATGTTGGTCAGTCTGAAGCCAAGAAATTTGAATTTGAAGTTCCTTATGAATATATAACAGACTATGTTTACTTAAATCATTTGTCTATAGAGTATGAGGTCATTGAGGATCGATTAAATATCTTTGCACAGTGTATTGACAGTAAAGTTCTAGATTATGAAGATCATGAAATAAGAATATTAGATAAGGTCTTTAGAAAGTTTCGCAGACATTTATTGCTTGCTATTAATCAGAAAAAATACATTGATGAAGTAACACATAAAGGAGCAATTGAAGCAGAAAGAATTGCATCTAGTGCAAGAGATATTGCTGATATTGCTAAACTCATAGCTTTTAACGCTCAGACTACAGCGGCTAATGCAAATAGTATTTCAACTGATCTACAGACAGCTATAACAGAAGCAAATAATACTATTATGCAGGCGCAGGAAGGCGCAAAGAAAGCATTGTTTTTGTCCAATAAAGCTGATACTACGATGAGGCTGGCAAAGTCTTTAGCTGAAAAAGCAGAAGATGCTTCTATGCACGCCCAAAAGTTAGCAAATGAAGCAGATGCTCAAGCAAAATCAACGATAGCTAACTACATTTCTATCTTAGGTATTTTTGCTTCAATTATCTTTACTTTATTTGGAGGGGTAAATTTAATCGGTGCAACAGTTAAATTGCTAGAAGCAAATTCTAGATTGCCATACTTAACTTTCATTGTTGCTTTATTGATGATTTGTTTACTCACATTATTGAACATGATGATTAAATGGATCAATTCAATGAATAACCTAAAAGGGGCATTGGATAAGTTCAAATTAGGCAATGCTTCTGAGAATGAGATAACAGAGAGTCCGACGTTCATACAAAAATATATAGGCTTTGGGTTTTACACAAGAGCGGTATTGGTTCTTGGAGTTGTTCTTGGGGCAAGCTTGATCGGCATGTATAATGTTAAAAAAGAGAATATTTTTAATTATTCAACTGAAACCACAACTAGACATCCAATCGATAAGAAATCACCAGATGAACAAAATCGAGAGAAGGAAATTAGTTTGAATAAAGAAACAACAGTTGTTAGTAAGTTTACTTTATCAAATTCTTCACAAGAACTTAAAGATGATAAGAAGGAAGATTGATGAAATTAACTTTTAGTTAAGATCCCACCAAGTGTGGGAGTAATGACTTATAAACCAAAGCCACCGAAAGGTGGTTTTTTTATACCTGAAAATTGAGGTCATGATGTCTGGAAAAAACTTAACTTTTAAACTCATCATGGATGGTGATAGTAAAGGGCTGGTAACAGCTGCAAAGCAAACCGAAAGTGTTACTAAAAAAGTTTTTGAAACGATTAAGACTGAAGCGGATCAACTGAAACAAACAAGTGCTGCTACGGCTATTGCTCTTGGGAGTATTGTCCCAGAGAAAAGCAAAGAATTGGCAGAAGGTCTTACCAAGTCTTTAAGCGGTGCAACTCAGATCATTCGTGATGCTGGAGACAACGCCAAAAGCGCTGCAAGCAACTTCACTGATTTTGGTAATAAGTCTGTAAAAGCTTTGGCATTTTTAAAATCAGATTTAGAAAAAGCAAAGATTAGACTTGAGGCTTTTTCAAAAACAAAAGCTACTCCTGCAGATATTGAGATTGCTCAAAAAGAAGTAGATCAACTTGAGAGAGAGGTTCAACAAGCTGAAAGTGCATTTATTGATTTTCACACAGAAGTAGCTAAGGCAAATAATTCTTTAAAGAATACAGATACCGCAGCACAAACCGCACAGAAAGGATTGAGTGGTGCAAAGTTTGCTGTAAATGCTCTTGCTGGAGCTATGGCTACGCTAGGTGTCGGGCTTGGGATACGAGAATTAAGCCAAGTATCAGACTCCTACACCAACCTTTCTGCAAGAATCAATATTGCGACTAAGGATGGTGGTGACTTTAGGTCTGCGATGGCTGGGGTGCACCAAGTTGCTTTAATGACAAATTCAAGCTTGAGTGCAACCGGTGACTTATTTACGAGATTGAACGCTGTTGGCAAAGACTTAGGGATGACCCAACAGAATTCCCTTGATTTAACCAAAACCATTAATCAAGCAATTCAAATCAGTGGTGTATCTGCACAAGCAAGCGAAGCATTTACACAGCAATTTATCCAGAGTATGCAGCAAGGCACGCTTCGAGGTGAAGAATACAATTCCATGATGGAAAATGGTTTTGGGGTTGCAGAAGCGTTAGCCAAGGGTTTAGGTGTCACCACTGGTGAACTTAAGAATATGGCTGACAATGGAGAGCTTGGCGCAGAGCGTGTCTATAAAGCTTTACTCAGTCAGAAGGATGCAGTTCAACAAACCTTTGATCAGTTCCCAACAACTATTGGCAATGCGTTACAGCGTATCTCCACTAGCTGGGAGATCCTGATTGGTAAGATGGATCAGTCTAATGGCGCAAGTGCAACTGTTGCTGATTGGTTGGTCACTGTCGCTGACAACATGCATGTTGTAGAAACCTTATTAAATGATATTGGTAAAGGGTTTGTTTGGGTTGGGGATCAGTTTAAGAGAATTGATACAACCACAATCATTGCCTTAAAAACTGCTCTAACCAGTATTTATGATGCAATCAAAACACTTGGTGAAACCTTGGGTGAGGCTTTTGTCATCACTCTTGATATCCTAAATGATGTACTACGCGGTTTATATGATTTCAATAACGGAATTGATGAGGCAAGTTCTAAAACGAATGGCTTTACCAAGGTTCTACAAACTTTCAATGTTGCTATTGGTTTTGTTAGTGATGGGTTTAAAGGCATTCAAATTGCTGCAAATCTATTCGTTGGAATTATTTATGATTTAGCAGCTGCTTGGGTGCAGCTAGTTTCAAAGTTCACATGGGGTGATGTTAAGTAGCAAGCTATTGCTGATATGGATGCAATGGCAACAAAAGCTCAGGAGTACTATAAGAAAGCTTCAGATGGTGCTTTAGAGTTTAAATCCAAAGGTGTGCAAGCACTTGATGAGATCGGTAAAACCCAAGATCAGAAAAATGCAGAAAGTCTGGCTCAATCTAAAGTAACCTTGGACCAAATGCTTGCTAATCAGCAGACTGAGTTAAATGGCAAGAAAGTCACCGAGGATGAAAAGTTAAAGGCTGTTACTGCTTATGCTGAAGCTGCTATTGCTGCGAATAAAGGCGTCATGGATGGCATGATGCAGGCTGATCTAATAGCGAAAGGCTATATGGTCACCATGGATGAAGCTGGAAAAGTTTCAGTACAAGCGTTTAATCAAGCCACGGATGGTGCAAATAACACTGGTAAAGCACTCGTACAAGCGCGTAAAGGTGCTGAGGCTTTGGGTGTTGATCTTGATATTGCCCTCAACCGAGTTTCTGAAAAGTTTGCTGCTAACCAAAATCACTTGACCAATTACGCTAATGGCCTTGATGAGCTGGGCTTAAAGGGAGAGCAAGCTGCTAATGCATTGTATATGGGGTGGGAGAAATGGTTAGCATCAGCAAAGTCTGAAGTTGAGATAGAGGCAGCAAAAGCCAAGCTTCAATTGTTAGGTGAACAAGGGAAATTATCAACTTCACAAGTTGAGATGGGAATGCAGGCTGTAAAACGCGCCGTGCAAGAAATTCCCGTTAGCCTATCACGGGTCGAAGCAGCTTTTGAGCGGTTAGGGATTAAAACCAAAGAGCAACTTAAACTTGCAGCAGATCTCGCCTTGAATGACTTCAATACCATTTTAAAAAGTGGTGAGGCTACTCAAGATGCTCTGCAACAAGCATATGAAGAAACCATTCGTTTAGCTTATGCCTCGGGCGATGCCCAAGTCATTGCTGCAGCTAACGCTAAGGCCGCTTATTTGGGACTTGAAGTGCAACTGGATGCCACAGGCAAAGCCACCGTTACTAAACTGGGTGAGATCCAGCAAGCAGCAATCGAGACTCAGCGTACTGTGAGCCAAGTCAGCCAAGCGACTTCTCGTGAGCAACCCGAGATCAGTGCTGAACAAAAGGCTACCAATGACCATTGGGATGATTTCAAGGCCAAAATGAAAGCGCGTACCGATGAGCTGAATGCAATATCACAAGCACGTAGTTCAGGTGGTGGAAACGCCTCATTGTTGTCGAATGGTGGGGATTCAACTCAGCAAATCTCAGCCGTGCCGGATGCTCCACTTATCGCGACTAGTCTTGATATTCAACCAATCGAAGGTATGGAGACAAAGCAAAGTGTGGAAATCAAAATTGATATGGGAACAGGGCAGACAGCGACAGTATCAGCGGCACCCGATCAAGCCACAGCTCTTGAGGAAATGATGCGAGAACTTGAAGCAATTAAAGGAAGATCGTAATGCGATTAACACGAAAGTCAACCGGAGAAGCCATCCAACTAGAGGATGGTTTTTTTTGGTCTGATGAAAACTGGTCTGTGATTGAACAGAACCAGGAGTATGCCATTAGTGGGGCTTTGATTATTCAAGAAGGACGTAAGCAAGCAGGTCGACCGATTACCTTACAGCCAGCCAATAAAACTAAGGGCTGGATCAAACTGCGCGATCTGAACACGCTTCGCTTGTGGCAGAACCTGCAGGAGCAATTCATGCTTCAGTATGAATGGCCACATGACCAGCGTGAGTTCAATGTGATTTGGAATCATAAAGACGGTGCGCTGGAAAGCTCTACAGTTAAAGGCACTCCAGCAACATCACTTGATACTTATTTTAACGTCACCATGCGATTCATTGAGGTAAGCGATGCCAATTGAAACCCATAATTTAAAGCTCCTTGAGTCACAGCGTATTCGTACAGATGCTGAGGATGGTGGAGGTAAATACTCAGGCCGTGAAATTATCGACGGTCAAAGTAATAACCTGTTTAATGATATTTCCGAGATGGACCGCACTACGGGCCGTACTTCTATCCAAAAGATTTATGCTGCAGTCGATACAGCAGATACCGATGCCTTAATGGGTGCGACAGTATTCATCTCTCAAAATGCGCAAGATCCGAATGTCTCAGCCGTATTATTCAGTACCGATAGCTGGACGGATGAGCGTAAAGAAGCGCAGAACCGTATTGAAAACTATAATGCCAAAGGTGCACAGATTGCCGGCACACCGTTGGACACGCATTGGAAAGGCATGAAGTCTCTACAAGTGGCCATGTTTCCCCAGGAGTCTGAAACATCGATCGGCAAGTCAATTGTATTGCTCTCGAATGAAGGTAAAGCTTTAGAGATTGAGCAATTCCTGCGGATCACCGAGGTGTCTACACGTACAGCATTTATGGTTGTTGACCAAAAACAAGTGGAATATAAGATTGCCACTTATGGCCTCAGTGATGCATTGAAAGCTGATTTTGTGGGACTGTCTGCAAAGCAATGGTATAGCGGTGAAAAGAGTACCACCATCATCCGTGACACCATTGTGGCGGATACGGGTAAGTATTACTCCAGCGCGAATCTCAAAGAAGCTGCACAAGTCGGTGACTATTCTGTGGTTGCAGAGGATGTCTATACGCAGTTGGTTCCCTCAGCCCAGACAGAAACCCCCATGGTGAATATCAATGCTGCAGGTGACTCTGTGGCGTTTGTTAAAGCTAAAGATGAGGTTCTGTCCAAGACTTTTAATAATGTCACGATCAATACTGTGTCGAGCTTATATCTCGGCTCGTCTGTCATGCCGAAGTCAGTAGAGTTTACTTTATTTGGCTCAGCGATTAGCGACGTCGGCGGTGAGCTTAAAAATGCCGCTGGTACATCCATTGGTACCATCAATTATCAAAACGGCTCTATGGCTTGGAATGCAAGCGCGGGGACGGGAACTACTAACCTAACGATAAACTTTATGCCTGCTGCAGCAGTGACAGCCCCAGTTGAGTCTGAACTGATCTATGTGAATCAGGAAAACATTGGTTTTAACTGGTTACGTAATTTGGTCCCGCTGCCATCTCCGGGTAGTTTGCAAGTATCGTATTTGGTTCAGAATCAGGTCTACACGCTTCGAGACAATGGTGCAGGGCAATTACGCGGTGCTGATTCTTCCTTTGGCTCAGGCAGTATTGATTACGACACGGGTACCATGGCACTCACGACAGGTGAACTCGCTGATGTCGGCAGTGCAATCCTGATGACGTGGAGCAATATGATCACGGCTCAGGAGCGTTCAGGATTAACCATCAATAAAGCCTATGTCGAAATCCCTGTAAATGATTCGATTGTGGCAGGTACCTTAACCGTTGACTGGTTATTGAATGGTATTACCAAGTCAGCAAGCGATAACGGCCAAGGGCAATTTACAGGTGATGCTACAGGTACGATTGATTATGCAGATGGTGTAGCGAAGTTGATGCCGACCTTATTACCCAATGGCGGTACCACGTTCAATGTCTCAGGTCAGAAAGGGACTAAGTCTTCAATTCAAGTGACTGCAGTACCCAGCAGCGGTGCGATCTCAATTGAATTGGACAATGGATCTGCTGCGTTGATCCCCAAGTCTGTGAAAGTCCGTGTACCTGTCAAGTATATGAGCTACTTAGGTGAGGTTGAGCTGCGCGATATGCCGATTGATGCCATCACAGGGCGTTTAATCAATGGTGCAGGCCAGCAACAAGGCACCATCAATTATGCATCTCGGACCATGAATATCAACCCAAGCACCACACTTGAAGCGATCGAACGCGAGAAGATTATGCAGCCGTTTTATGGCAAATATAATACCGATCAAGAAGCGATTGCTGCAGGCATGTTAGGGATGACCATTAAGTATGAAAATACCAGTGAGACGCATACTCTAAGCCTGAATGAAGTAGCAACTGCGGTGACGGTGAGTGTCTCGTATCGTGATAGTTCAGCGGCTCAGTCGTGGTCGGATACCATCATTGGCTCTGTGCTTAAAACGGATTTAACCGAAGGTTTTGCTGAGCAGATTCTTGCAGGTTCGGTTCGCTTTACCTTAGCCAGCTCAACCTATGTCGATAAACTAGGATCGCTGTATCGTAACCCATCGGTGACGACGGGTGCGGGAACGGTAGCTGGCCAGATCCATTATGGAAATGGAGCCGTAGAGTTATCCGCTTGGGATGTAGGTGGGGCGAATAATCCAGACTTGGAGACTTTGGTGACGCAACTGGAAAGCGTGCAAACCAACCAAGTGTCATACCGTGCACCAATGATCCCGATCCGGGCACAGTCCTTAACCTTATCAGCAACCAAGGTGGAGGGCGGGGTATTAAATATCACGCCTGATGGTTCGGGTACGATCGATACAGCAGAGTGCGATGGCTTCTTTAACTTTGATCAAGGCTATGGCCAGTTTGTTTTTCGTCAAAAGATTGAAGTGACTTCTGCTAACCGTGCTGAAATTATGGCACAGGATTGGTATGTAGCAGAGCTGGAATACACCAAAGACGCCAAGCAGTGGATTCACAAGCCCATTATGGTCTTGCCTGAAACCATCAAATACAGTGCAGTCGGTTATAGCTATATCCCGATTGATGTAGAGTTGCTTGGATTGTCTGCAGTGCGTTTGCCGATTGATGGCCGAGTCCCGATTTTTCGATCAGGAGAGATTGGGATTGTGAGTGCAAGTAAGTCGCAGGAATTACCTGATTATATTGCTGGCCAGACCTATCCATTGAATGATGCGCGGATCTCCTGGTGCGAACTTGAAGATGCAGACGGGATTAAAATTCCATTTGATCTATACACAGTGGATTATGACTACGGTAAAGTGACTTTAAACGGTGATTTTGCCTTAGGTAATTTAACTGGACCAATAACAGCCAAGTACCGTTATCAGGACATGGGTTTAGTTCGTAGCGTCAAAATTAATGGCCAAGTGACCTTCACCAAGCCGCTGACACATAACTATGATCCAGCCCATACCATTGTAGGCTCAGTATTGGTTATTGGCGATATGCGAGCTCGCTATACCCGTAAGTTTGTACAGTCGACGTGGGATAGCATTTGGAAGGATGAGGCGGTGGGTGCTGCCATTTCAGCCAACTACAACGACACTCTGTACCCGATTGATGTTACTAACAAGGGCAACATTCAAGAGCGCTGGGCGATAGTATTTACCTCGAATGATGCATTCCGGATCATTGGTGAAACTTCTGGCCAGATCGGAACGGGAGTGCGTACTGAAGATTGCTCCCCAATCAATCCAGTCACCAATGCCCCTTATTTCAGCATTAAAAAAGAAGGTTGGGGCAATGGCTGGGCGAGTGGCAACGTACTGCGTTTTAATACCGTTGCAGCCAATCATCCTATTTGGGTGATTCGTACTGTGAAGCAATCGGAACCTACCGTATTGTCTGATTCATTCCAAATCATGCTACGCGGTGATATTGACCGAGTGGCTTAACTTTTAATTCAAATATGACCGCTTCGGCGGTCTTTTTTATGGGTAAAACATAATGGCAATGAAGCAAACACAGACCAAGCTGTTTGATTTTGCAGATGTAGGTTTGGACTTCTGTTCGGGTTCTAAAAACCTGTTTCCTGATCGCTTTAAGAAAATGCTGTCACAAGGCTATAACGAACAGACTGTAGCTAGCGTTTCCGTATCAGGGAATCAAGTGACGCTGAATTATGGTGTAACACATGGCTATACAGCTGATCGCGTGTTAAAGGTGAACTCTGGGATATTAGCTGCGATTAATGGTGGAGAGTTTTGGATTGATGTTGTTACAGCAAATTCAGTCACTTTGACCATTGATAATGCACCGACATCAATTACTGGTGGGTTTACGACCAAGATTGCTTCACTGGGCTATTCATTGGTTTATGAACAAGGCAATGTGCATGTTTATAAATTTAAAGCCTTGGATGAGTCCGATCTATTCTTACGGTTATGTTTCCAAAACCAGTTGGGGCGAAGAAACTGTATTTCACCATGTATAGGAAAGTCATTCGATTTAGCTACAGGTTTTATTACAGACACGTTATCACTTTCAGAAACTAGGCAAGTTACAACACCACACAATGGTTTTAAATGGGAATTTGGTTATCCTACAGGAGCTACTTTTGATAACTACACTTATGCGCAAGGCTATAGTCAATTTGGTAAGGGTATAATTATCGGGAGTTTGTACCATTTTCTATCTTTGCATAATGCTTTAAATACAAATGGTATCGGTCGGATATGTGGGTTTTTGCCAGCATCTACGTTAAATTATAACCAGATTAATTATCCAATGTTGGTTGGTGAATCTTTTTCTGTAACTTCAGATTTATATTCTTATCAATTAAATCAAGCTCAAGCCTATCTTGGTAATATTCGTGTGATTTTACATAATATATCCAATAATAATCAATTGATTACGTTTCCATATGCCCCGCAATCATTTTTACCTTCATCCATTGATTCATTTAATACAACGACAGCATCCAATATTCAAATCTATGAATACACAACAAGGCAAATTCTTGGTGTGGCTTATGGAATGTATATATGCAATTACGATAGTGTAAATTATCCTCCAGCTACTCACAGCACATCGCCATCATTTACATATGACATTGATCTTACATCATTGACTTTCATGCATTATATGTCAGCTGGTTACGTTGGGACTGGTTCTACACATTTTGCTGTACCCATTGAGGAGATTAAAATTGCTTAAGATTTTAAGAGTTTTTAGTGGAGGGTATCAGCCAGATAACATCAAACTACAGGATATGGGTTATTTAAAAATTAGAATAAACAAATCATTAATTACACCTATTGGAACTAATCAGGGCTTTGGAGTGATCAAGGGAACAACAAAAAAGCTCGGTCAAAACTACTCACCTGTGCCTGTATGTTGTTTTAAGCGAAGTACTCGGCAGTTGCTTTGGGAAACAGTTTCAAAGGCTGATGGCACTTATTCGTTTCGGAACATTGCCGTAGGGCTGGAGTGCTTTGTGGTGGCCTTTGATCCTAATGGACAATATAACGCAGTCATCTCAGATAAATTGGTGGCCAAATGATTCAACCCTCTTTAAAAGCCAGTCTTGCGCAACTCCAAGCACTGGCCGCATATCTCGATCAAGGAAGCTCAAATGCTTCCTTTGTTTTTTATGATGATGCGAAACCTGCTTCGGTGTCGGTGGCAGCGAATAATGCTGCAAAACTGGTGATCCTAACTTTGCCTAAGCCATGCTTAAAGACGATGCATGCTGACCGTATCGAGCTGAATCAAACTGATGC